GCCGTAAATCGTGCCTGCGGTAAGGTCAGTGGTTGTGTTTGCCGTTAAACCAGGAGTTCCAGCCGTTGCTCCAGTGCCACTGACCCATGTATTAACAGGGACCAGCGGAAAAATAGGGTTTGTATTCTGTGCCATTTACATTGCTCCAATCATCCATGTGTCGAGTTTAGCTTTAGGGCCAGTGCTTCCACCACCGCCACCAGTTGATGCGATAGTGATTCCGCCTGCTGAATTTGTAATCGTGATGTTACTTCCAGCAGTAAGGGTTGCATAGGAAAACCCCGTTCCATTACCAATCAACAACTGCCCATTTGACGGTGTTGATGCAAGAGAGATTGCCAGTGTTCCGCTTGTAGTGATCGGAGATCCAGATACTGACAAGAACGATGGAACTGTTGCGGCAACACTTGTTACCGTTCCACTTCCACCGCCACTTGGCGCTGCCCATGAAGCAGTTGTTCCATTGGATGTCAACACATAGGTGTTTGCGCCAATAGGAAGACGGGTTGCACTGTTCGTTCCATTGCCAATTATTAGATCTCCAGTTGTTGTTACGGGAGATAGGGCATTGAAAGCGGCACTAACAGTGGTCTGTCCAGTGCCACCATTAGCAATTGCTACAGTTCCGGTCACATTGGAGGCAGTGCCTGTAGTGTTCTGATTGAGCGTCGGAACGTCTGCCGCAACGATTGCTCTGAAAGTTGGAGCGCCAGCAGAGCCATCAGGCGCTGCTAAAAAGAAGTTGGCCGTCTTGCTGGCGTAAGGATTTTGTGTATCACCATATCCAGAAGACAGACTGATTGTTGGTGTCGCGCCTCCAGAAGATGCAACTGGAGACGTAGCGCCAACAGAGGTAACAGTGCCATCGCCAGTACCAGCGCCAATGGCCGTTCTGAACGATGATGCTGTTAGAGCGCTAACAGTGTTATCAGCATTAAAACGGGGAAATGTGATTGCCCCTGGATCTGTGATTGTGAAAAGATTAGATCCAAGAGTGGTAGCACCAAGAGATGTGCGGCCAGTAGAAGCGACTAGGTTGGTTGACCCGCCATCCCATTGACGGCGTTCAGAGTAAGCAGAATCCCAATTTGTCTGAGATGCAGTAGTCGGAATTGAATACCCTGCCGTCATTGACAGAGCCAGCGTTCCGGTTGTAGTGATCGGTGATCCACTGACAGACAGCCCCGTTGGGGTCGTCATTGCCACCGATGTTACTGATCCCGTTCCAGCAGACACATTGACAGTAACATCATCTCCAGCATTAGATGCCGTTACCGTCGCTCCAACAAAATTGATCTTTCTGACAGCGCTTGTTAGAACTGAGCCTTCGTCAGATACAGTCAACGATGAATTAGTTGACATTGTAATCTTGATCTTTTCTGCAAGATCAGGCGATACAACCTCTCCAACATTTATCTCGCGGCCAGTAGACAGCGTGATGATCAGGCTGCCATCAAAGTCAATCTTGGCATCTGTTACAGAGACACCATCTTTGCCATCTTTTCCGTCTTTGCCATCGCGCCCGTTGCGGCCATCTACGCCATCACGACCAGGCGCTCCATCAATACCGCGCTCACCCTGATCTCCTTTAGGACCGCGCTCAGGAATGATGGAACGAGCGTAATCAAGCTGTACCTGAACGTCTTGCTTGATCTTTTTGATCTCATCAATGATCAACTGGACGTTGAACTTGACTCGTTCTTCCTTCTTTGCTTTCATCTCCTGCAAAGAGGCTTCGACTTGAGACAAAGCGGCTAACTTCTCCTCATAGGAGATGTCACCAGACTCTATCTTCCTGAGTAGGTCTTTGACATTAGGCATTTTGCTTCAGACCGTTGGTCAACTCTGTCAAGAAGTCTTCTTCTGTCTTTGCTGCTGCCGATAATTTGTCGGTCATCTGACGCTCCACAATCTTAGTTTTGTTCTTGATGTCAGCTTCTTTGAGCATCAACTCAGCAATCTTGACTCGCTTGTCAAACTCGCTGGATTCCTGGCCCTGTGGTAGATTTTTTGTAGTCGAAGCAATGACTTTTGCCTGAACCTCTTGAGGCATCAGTTGCGCCTCTGTCAGCAACTTCTGTGCTTCTGCACGATTTTGCTCTGCCTGAGTCGTTTGGACAGCAATCTGTGCTTGTGCGGCCTGGATTGCCAGTTGTTGTTGAGCCTGTGCAAGTTGTTGGGCTTGCGGATCAGGTTGACTCATCTGGTCAAGGGCTGCGATTAACTCATACCTGTTTGTCAGGCTAGAGTTGTTCAAAATTCCCTTCAAAATCAACGGCAGTACAGGCGTATTCGGACCCAAGGTCTGAAGTAGACCAATAAACTGCTGTTGCTCGTACTCTCGTGCAATGATGCCCAGAGTTGCAGTCGGAATGAAGCGCATATCAACGCTCGGATACCGCTCTGGGTCAAACTGCATGTACCGGAAAGAAGCTTTCTGGATGAAAGGGATCAGGAAGTCCTCTTGGAAGTTAACCAGAGTCCTTTTGTACTTCTTGATGATCGTTGCAACGGCCATAGACATGCCAGCGCCATCTCTAGCGGCCTGACTGACCATGCCTTGGCTGTCCAAAGTGCCCGTTGCCTGAAGCAGCATGCGCTCAAACTCTTTAGCCGTAGCCAGGTTTTCAGGGCTGCTCTGACCAAACTTAAAAGGATAGAGGATCTCGGCTGGATTCCCGTTAACCATGAAGGCTTTACCGGGTTTGACCTCAAATTTTGCGCCCCGTGGTAGCCGAGTGGCATCCATACCCATCATTGGGGCAGTTGTCAGGGCCACGGAGTCCAGATGGCTACGAATCTGTGCGTCAATAGCCTTCTGCATGTTGTAGGATTTTTCAACCGTCCCCCTGCCAAGCAGACGATTTGGCACCGTGTCATCTTGATAGCAGATGACCGGGCGGTCTTTCATCATGTACGGGTTCTCTTCTGCCTTCAGAAGCATGGACCCGTTGGCAATGACCACGATGGCCTCAACCATGTTGGTGTAATCTTCAACAGCCGAGTCATCAGGGAAGAGTTCAACGGTATCCGTATCCTCTTCCATGAGGTATTCTTTAGGCACTAGGCCATAGTAGGTCAGGATGACAACTTTTTCGTCCTGATACTGGCTTGGTTCCTGTGTAGGCTCAAGATCACTGTCCTCGTAGGTAGGGGTGATGTTGACCTTGCGGTAGATGCCCTTCTCAATGCCTTCCACAACCTTGTGGATAGAGACATACTTCTCAATTGCACCGCCCATGCAGTCGTCAATCGAGGTGCCATTGGGGTCAAAAAGGAAGTTTTTAGGGTTGACAGGCATCAGCTTAACGGCGATCCTGTTTTTTTCTACCACCCCGATGGCTGCTTGAGATTGTCCGGGGATGGGTTGGGTAGCAGGCTCAAAGATTTTTTCGGTTTTGACGATGATTTCACCAATGCCAGTGCCGTAGATCTCTGCCATCAACTCAATCTGGTCGATGGATTTGCGGATCTTGTCCTGTTTGAAGTCCTCCATCAGTTGTGCCTTGAGGATAGACACATCTAGAGGATTGCCGTTTACATCTTTGAGGTCATCTTTGATATCGAAGAACTCGCCCTGACCAAAGATTGCCTCCATGATCTCAGCATGGCGGGTTTCAACGGCTTGCTGGGTAGCGGGAGTGACGATTCTGGAGCGCTCGGATTCACGAATCTTGTCTTCAGCAGCCCATTCGCCACGGAAGATACGCTCGTATTCCATCCAGGAATCAAGGTAGTTGGTGTTCCTGTAATCACGCCAGCGATCACAGTGATCTACGACGAATGCCGTCAGTTCTTTATCGTTTTCTGTCGGCTCGTAGAACTCGTTTTGATCCATACTAGACTCCTGATATTACGTCCACAGGCTCCCAGCTATCATCTTCCTGTTCAAAGTAGCTGGTGACAGCTAATTGGTCGATGTAACTGAGTGCATCCGGTAGGTCATCGTGAACACCCACGGCTGGGAACATCAGAAGTTGGTCAACAAAGTCATCCCAATTCTCTTCGCTGTTCAGAACGATCCTGCCGTGTTCGAACCGGCCCTGCAACGCCCACACGATTCTATCTGTTTTCTTGCGATTTCCATGCGTCAAATCAACGATATGTGAGTAGATGTTGTTCTTCCTCATTAGATCGCTCAAATAAGGCAAAACAGCGTTCTTTAGAGC